AACAAACAAGTCGGTCCAGAATGGTATGAACTGCCAAAATTTGCATCGACTCCTTCCGCATCAAGAGTTCGCTACAACCTCGACCAAGTTATCGCTTGGGAGAAAGAAAACAACATTATCCCAAAGGAGGAATCTTAATTATGGCTTTTGAAAACGCATTCACAGGAAGGCTTGTTCTTTTCAACAACCAACAAAAGAAATCAGACAAATCACCCGATATGAGTGGTTCTGTCGAGTTTAGCTTGCAAGATGCGATGGCATTTGCTGATTGGATAACAGGGCAAGGAGGAGAAGAAAATTACAAAGGAGAAAAAGTAGTTAAAGTTCCTGTGAGTGCATGGCACACGCAATCCAAAAATGGAACTGGATTTATATCAGGCCAAATGGCTGCTCAAAAAATACAAGCAGAAATGGATGAAATTCCATTCTAAATATTAGGCTTCCTTCGGTGTAAGTCCTAATGCAGCTATCATTCGCTTTTCCAATTTATGCGATGTGATTTGGCTTATTTCTTATCAATCGTTTTCTGTTAACGAGCAAAACAGAGTACAAACTTAACTAACAACAAACATGTCTCAAAGAAACCTAGAGATCACAGTGCAAGGTATAAACGGCCTTCTCTGTTCAAACGTCGCATATTCTGACCCATTGGGTGATTATGCAAAATACAAACAGTTCTTTACTGATAAAAAAGGTAAAGCAAAGACCGATGGAGTTCATCGTGCCGTAAGAGTCCTTGATTGGCTTTTATCTGGATACTGGATGAAAGAAGGAAAGGTAAACGTTGACGAAGGAGAAAACACCGTTGATTTTGAAGGGTTCAGCCGACCTTATATGCCGAGTGCCAATTTCCAAAAGTGTTTAAGAAACGCTGCAACAAAATGGAAACTTGGTAAAGATGTTCTGAGGTCTGTGATTGTCCACAACAACCCAGAGCTTGAGTATGACGGTCCAAAAGATGCAATCGAAATGATTAATCACAGAGAACCAAAACTTCAGCTTGCAGCCTTTACAGGTCGAGGGGTTTGGGTCAATAGATTGTATTTACCAAACTGGAAGGCACGGTTTCAGGTCTTGCTTGATGACGAGCTTATGGGTATGGACCAACTTAGAAGGATTGCAATCATGGCTGGTAAAGCAGAGGGCTTGGGAACATGGCGACCTCGCTACGGAAGATTTGAAGTGACAGAAATTAAGGAGGTCGATGAATGAAGAAAAACCCAGATGACTTGCCATATTCAGTCTGCGGTGTTGCTTGGAGAGAACTTCAGAAAGGAGAAAGAATCTCTGCTGAAAAAGTTGAGGAGATGTATTTTCTTTTAACAGATAAAAAGCTGATTACAGCTTCACGAGATCAAAACAGGGACTTGTCTTTCAGGTCCCTCCAAGTCAAACAATGGATTGAATTTAATCGAGTTGAAATTGGGAAACCACTTGTTTTAAGGCAAGACAAAGGTTCTCTTGTGATATTGACAGACGCTCAGGCTGTCGATTATTTAAACGGTCAGGCATATCAAGGCTTGACCAAACACAGGAGAAATACAAGAAAGATGTTTAATCGAATTGATGTAGAAAATCTTGGTCAATATGACAGAGATCAACTTTCAGTAAATCAAGGTCGTCATTCTTTCATTGCTGCTGCTATTGATGGGGCAAAGAAACAACTGCTCCGTATTCAAAAAGACGGTGGCACGATTCCAAAGATAAAACCTCCTGATGAGGATTAACAAACTTATCGGTGCAACTCCAATCCTTTCAAAATCAAACTTTTTATTTCGACATTGTGCAACTCAACCAGATGTAATTCAATCGTTTACACTTAACGATTAAAAGTGTATTATATTTTTTCTCATCCACGCAGTTCCAATCTTTGCGATTTCAATCATTTTTGTGTCTAATATTGCGGTGCTGTGCTTGACCCTGTGATTCTTTTTCCCGTATTTTGATTCTCTCGTTGTAAGTTTACGATAAAAACTTTCTTCAACACCTTAAAGACTTAATAGGTTAATGAGGTGAAAAACAAATCGCCTCATTTTGGCTTGGTTCTATGCCGTGTTTTTCCTTTTTTATGTGATTCATCTCATTGCATTTCAACTCCCCTCCGATTGACTAACAGCTATCGTTAAAGGTTTACGATCAAAACCTTTTTAACATCTCTATTACTGAATAAGTATGCGAGATGATTATCAGCTCTTTTTAATTTTTTGCGACTTCTTTCACAATTATGCTGCTCTATCCCATGATTTGTAACGCAGAACCTCTCACCCTGATTTGCCTCATCTTAGATCGCCTCTAAGCAGATTGCTTCACTCTTGCTCTATGCCGCCCTGCTCTACTCCCTCGTTGTGGGTTAACGATAAAACCTTCTTTAACACCTCTATAACTTGATAGGTTTGCGAGGTGACATTCAACTCTCATTTTTTTGAAGCAGATTGATCTTTTGCCCCTCATTTCTGCCCCATTCCTAGCTCTCGTTGGTAGTAAACGAATAAAACTGCCCTTAACATCTCTTGTAGGTGCAAGAGCCAAAGAGATGACCATTGCTATCTGATTCGCCTCAACTCACTGTGGTGTAAGGTAACTTAACGAGCTGATGTTCCATTCTGCCCATCTCCACTCGTGTCGGTGCATTTCTATTTACCACAATCGTTTTCAGTTTACGATCAAAACTGTTTACAACCTCTTTTTCATGTATTATGAAACCAGTTCTTGATTCTATAAATCAACTTATAAGCGTGATTGCTGGTAGAGCTATTGCTCAACAAACCGTTCATCTTAAAACCAAGCCTTTCAAAAGATGTAGCGAAGCAATCAGAATCGCAAGCGAAGTTGAAATGAAACAAGGGCTAGAAGATCTTAATGAAATGAATGATGATAGAAAATACAAACAAGTTCAAAGAAAACTAGAATCCCTCTCATCTATTCAAAGATTAGCTTTATTTTTTGAAAAACACCAAAAATGATTAAAAAAGAACATTCTTCAGTTAAACTTAGAAAACTGAAAGATATAAGACGTAAAGATTTAGAAAGAAACTTTTTAGATATACAGCTAAAAGGACAGGACCATTATGTTTTTATAAAAGAAAATGGCAAGGCTCAAGTGATTTATGAAGAAGGTCGATGGGTCAAGGAGCACATAAGAACTGCGGTCCTTAAATTTAACTATGAAGTTGATAAGACCAACAATATGTTAATTAGAGAATTTGAAGATAAATATCTTAAAGAATATGAGAAAACTTTAGAATAATTTAAAACGCCTTTTTCTTTTTTTTGGTTTAATAAATTCAAGTTCTACAAAATGAGTAAGAATAGATGTTAAAAACATATCTTGCTTTAATTTATATCTGACCAAATGTGTGCAATATCTTTTTATATTATCAATGTCATCAGACTCCATGATTTGTCTGCATTGAAGCTCAACTTCTAGTTCCATTTCTGGTGGAGCTTTCTCTATGTCGATGTTTAGAAACTTTTTAATCATTTTACTGGAAAAAGCTTTTCTTCTATCATTTTGACGATTGCGTCATCAACTTCATTGTCTGATTTTGTAGCCAAATCTTTCAAAAGATTTATTACTGCCTTGCGTAAAGATTCACTCTTGCCAAAGCGAATGAATAGATTGATTAGAAATTTTGACATTAATTTTTGTTTTCTTTTCCTAACATAGCTAAATTGTTAGTATAAAACAAGAAACCTTAAATCTTATGGCTGAAGAAAAAGAAGAAAAGGAAGGTATTGATTGGGGTGATCTGTTTGGACACGCAATCCGATTTCTAATTTTAACTTGGAGTTTATCAATGATGACTTTGGGATACATGGGAAAGGTAAGGATTGATGGAGCATTCACTGCTGGACTTGTCAGCGGTGTTCTCGGCAGCTATGGAATCTCAGTCGGAAACAAGAAAAATGGCAATTCTCCTAAAATAGTGGATAATAGTAAAAACAAGGTAGGTATCAAATGAAAAAACTTCTCCTTTTATTTTTGTTCTTTCCAGTTGCCTCGTATGCTGATATTCAACATTCAATAACCTCAAGTGTAAAACTTGAAAGTTTATCAGCAGCAACTTCCGCAGATAAAATTGGATCAAGTTACAGCATAAGTGGTAATAACATCGCCACTGCCGATTCAAACTCTGCAGCAACCGTTGGAGGGTTTGGTTCAGTCACTTCAGGAGTTCCAGCGATCAGCTTTCCAAGTTCAGTTACCCAAGCAACTAGTGGGGAGGCTTTTTCATACTCAACAAGCTACCTCGAAGGTGATGCGACTGCTGGATCAGCACCAACAGTCGGAACTGTAAGCAACTTTAGTGATTTAACATCCACAAGTGCTGGTTCTGTTGGCACAGCTGCAGTGACTTTAGATAACCATACAATGACTCTTTCTGCTGGAACAGGAACTGGAGTTGTTCTTACTGGTCAATTTGTCACTGACCTGACCGTTGATTAATGTGGAAATATCTTCTTTTTATTTTTTTTGTTAGTCCAGCCCACGCAATTCCTGTCGTGCCAAATTTTACAAGTGCGACAAGTACGAGCCGAAGCGTCACCACAAATAATCTGACAGAAAATATTCGAGAAGTTCGCTACAATTCAGGCTATACCTACTCAGTCACAGGATCTGGGATATCTTGTGGAAATTGCAGCACAATTTCTATGCCCAATGCAACCGTTACTGAAACCATCAATGGAACGACTTATGAATGGACAGGATTAAATATGGATCAAAAACCAAACTGGCAGCAAACCACACAAGGGAATGCTTTTCAGTTTTCAGAGTTTTACAAGGGACCTTCTCTAGAAAGCGTGATCGATATAACAAGAACCGTTCAGTCAGAAGTGGTTACAGACACTACTATTATCTTCTCCAATTAATAAGTCTTTTTTCCTGTTTACCAAGTTACGCAAACACCTCAGCAGTTGCCAATCCACAGTCAAATACATCATCCTCAGTTTCTAACTTTGCTACCCAAGTATTAACAGGTCCAATGACTGAGAATACTTATGGAAACGGAATCAAATGCTCAGGAGCAACATTATCTATAAGTCCATTTGCAACGACCTCAGTAGCGATCAAACGACCTCAAGACTATATTTATCACACGCCAGTTTATAACGAGGCTACAGACTCAAATGGAAACCTTACAAACGCTGGTGAGATTCTTTTCCATCGAGAAAATTATAGTGGCAACAAAGATGCGACCTCTTTTAACTTTGGAATAGCTGCAACCATTTCTGTTCCGCTTGATAAACGCTTTCAAGATGCATGTTTAAAAAGTGCCACGACTCAAGAAAAAATACAAAGGCAAATATTATCAAAGGAAAGACTAAACTACGAATTGGCAAGATTAAAAAATTGTGGACAGCTATATCGTGATGGAATCCGATTTACTAAAGATTCAAAATATTATTCCTTATGCGAGGATGTGGAAGTTGTAGAAAAGATGGGTCAAGTTATACCGCATACTCATAAATTAAAAAGCAACTGACGCTCCAACAGAGCAGTGACCGATTTAACGGTTTGATAATGGGTCTGGTTGCTGATTTTATTTTACCTCATCTTTTTTCTTTGTCAGCTTTTTAATCGCAGTTTTGATAAGGTTTTTAAGAAGATTGGCTATGATAGGACTTGAAGCCGCAGTAACAGCAATAATTGAAGTGTTGACAAGAATAGGAGGGCTAGGAATCCATTTCTCAATAAAGGTGGATGGTTCGTAGACTTCGTAACAGACTTTTCCATCTTCAGAAAGTTTGTGGGACACAACTTTGTCTAGCTTGAGATCATTAGCAAACGACCCTACTGGAATGTTAGTCTCGTTGGGGCATTTAATAAAGAACTCTTTATCTTTCTTGACTTCAGGTTTGTATTCTGGCTGTTGAGGTAACTCTGGTTGCTTTTGCTCAGGTTGTTTTACAGGATCAGTTGGTATAAATTTATCAGGATTATATTCAAGAGGCTCAAAAGAAGGAATATTTACAACAGGATATTCGAGTTTGGGTTTGTCAATTAAATCAAGAGTTGTTGGATATTGTTCCCAAGTTTTTATTTTTGGAATATATATCTCTTTTATTTGTATCTGCGGTATATCAATTCTGGGTATTTCCAAGAGGGCTTACCTGTTTCTTTGGGATTTCAATTGATGGTCCTGTAAAATCTGGAAGAGTGTTTTTCATAACATCAGGCATTTTATTTTCCAAACTTCCCATGAGTTTGTTTTTAAGGGTTCTCTCAAATTCAGGGCTTTGCATATAACGAATCGCAAGAAAAGCTCCTACAGACATTGATGAAACCATCAAAAATGAGATAATTGATAAAGTATTAGCAATTTTTTGAAACATGATTAAATTTGCAATTTTGAAAGCACTATCTTTTTCGAGTGTGCTTGTATTACTGCTTATTGTAGCCCTATCCCCTCTTTACGTCACTATGGGGTTAATGACAAGACAGATGCACGAAAAGGTTAACTAGGCTTATCTGCTATTAGTTTTGCTTTAAAGGCAGCTTTAACATCATCAGTCCATACAGCTTTACAAATTGCTTGTACTTTTGTGGGTTCTGCTGATATATCTCTATCTACTAAATTATCAGAGCCATCTAATGAACCTGCATTTAGGCTATATCTTTCAAAGCTTGAAGCGATTTCCACTCCATCTTTTTTAACAATATTTTTCTTTCTTACTTGTACAATGTTGTACTCAGTAACAACTTCTATTTTGTCGTATTCGATTGATTCTGTAAGTGCCATTAGGATTAATCTCCGATTAAAACAGGTTTAGGCATAGTTTAAAGACTTGCTAACGGTCTAATCAGTTCTATAACAGATTGCAAATGTTACACTATAAACTTGGTCTGCTCCATGACTAATACCATTCGTTAACGTATTATCTTTTCTAGTGCCAGAAAAGATCATATTGTTAATGCCTTGCTCCATAGTTGCAACAAGGTCTATTACGTTGTCGGGAACGGTAAAATTTTCGAGAGCAAGATGGCCTATTGAATTAAATTGTTTCGTTCCAGATTTATTAACAAACGGCATATTAGTTATGAGCCAATGCTGACTACCACCTGAAGAGGCAGTAATATCAGATTTGCCTGCAACATATACAAGATTACCTACTTTTACGTAGCTTCCTCCGTTGGTAGTTCCAAAACTAATTGAACTTGGGCCACCACCTACACCAGCAAATTGTGGAGTAAAAGTTCCTTCTTCATAATCGTCAAGAATTGATGAACTTGCTCCTGCATTACTGCCAGAAGCGGCAGAAAAATCAACCCCATGACCATTTGTGGAAAAAACTAAATTTCCGTCTGCAATAGTTAAATTTGTCGTTCCATCTGTAGTGCAGTTATTTAGTTTTGACCCACTTGCTAAAGTACAAGTTCCGTCAGAGTTATGAACAGATATAGCAGCAGCACTAGCTGATACTCCTTTTATCGAATTTACCTTGATCTCTGACATAATTAACTATAAGGTGAGTCTCCAAGAATTGAGGTGTTCCATTGTGCTTTCAATCCATCTGTATCAGAAGCACTTTCAATCGCAGAATCAGCAGGAGCATCCCGTAATGCTTGCTTCTTACTAACTATATCAGTAGTACTAGCACCTGTCTCTAATGCTTTTTGAAACTCAATATCAAGTTCTGCAAGTTTTGGTGTTCTTGCATTTCTTATATTTGTTTTATGTATCTCTCTGGCTTTTGCCATGTCTATACCAAATCCCATAATTTACTCCGTATAAGTCCAAGCGTTTCTAAAACTCCTATCTGTAGGAATTGCAGATTTATCAACAGTATAAACTGTCTTACCAGTGGGACAAGATTTTGCTTTAATTTGTTCTAATGTTAAATTTGTATTATCAGCAGGAATAACAATAATTAAATTACCGTCATCATCTGTATATAGAAAGCGTGTGTCAGAGTTAGCCATAATTTACCTAATCCATTGAATCATTACTTGTCTTGAATCTAAAAGAGAACCATTTGTAGTAGAAACAGTACTTACTCTTGTTCTGTCAGCTAAATGTGCATTATTACTTGTACTAGAACTAGCAGTTGAAAAGCCTATATCTCTAACTGTAGTCTCTGTACCTGTTGCTGTAGTTGCTGTGCCTGTCCAACAATAATTAACATCTGTAAAATCTGTATCTATAAAGAATGTATAATCTCCTGATCCATTATCAGTAACGCTTGCTATGTTATAACTTGCTCTTATAGAGTTCCCATATCCATCATAATTAATCCAAGCCTTTAGTTGTTGTAGCCCTGTTAGAGATGCTCCTGATATAGCGGGTAAATTACCAGAAAGTTTTGTTGCATCTAGTGTGCTTTGACTTGTAACAAGCGTTCCATCGGCAATATCAGGCAAGCTAATAACTCGGTTGTTACTAGATGATGAAGGTGCTTGAATACTTATAGACCCACCACCTGATGCTGCGTTTAGTTTAATCTTTGCTGTCATTTTTAACTAGGTTTAGTAGGCCAAGTGACATTCTTTATAAACATACCATCTATTTCGGGTGTTGCACTACTTGGTAAATCTCTTAATTGTTGACGATAAGTTTTCCAAGCTGTAGTTTCTGCAACTCCTGTTTCACTTGCTTTTGTAACAATCCAATCAGTTTCTTTCAATAAATTATCTCTATGTATTCTAAGCCTCCTCATAGCTTCTCCGTCTAACAGTTTTTGTTGTTCAGCATCTACTTCTGCTTTTGTAGGAATGGTTCCTGTATATACTGACTTATCCCAATCAATATTTTCATATATTA